AGCTGTTCCACTGCAGTTGGCCGCTGGTGCCGCCAGGAGTGCCGCCGTTGGTGATCGTGAGCACGCCACCGGAGAGCGTGGCCCCGGTGACCTGGATCTCCTCAACTGCCCCAGTGCCCGCCGTGCTGCGCCCCAGCAGTCGCGCCGTGGCCATCGTCAGCCCCGAGCTGTCGATTGCGCCGGAGGCGGCGGCGCTCAGCGTGGCGCGTTGCGCTGCAGCGTCGGCATCGTCAATCAACGCCCGGCCGGCAGCAGTGCAGGTGATCTCCTCGGCGGGGCCAGCGCCTGCTGAGCTGCGGCCGAGAAGGCGATTGGTGGCGCTGACACTGATGTCCGCCGTGCTCAGCGTGACGTTGCCAGTGCGGCCGGCGACGCTCTGCACAGGTGCAGCAGCTGAGGCGCGGCCCGTGGTGAAGTACAGATTGACGCTGCCCTCTGGCACGGCGTCGGTGCTGCCGGGGCTGGCTGCGATCTCGATGTAGGCCGAGCCGCTCCAGCGGTAGGTGCGATTCGTCGCCAGGCTGACGTAGATCTTGCCGGTTTCGCCCGTGGCCGGGAATGCCGCCACGTTGGCGTACTCCAGCACGTCATCGACATAGCTGGGCAGCAGAGCAGCAGGCATCAGGCCACTGCCGTCGAGCACCGGCACATTGCCGGCGCTGGTGCCGGTGTTGGCCTGGGCGGCGGTGCCGAGGCCCAGCGCCGTGCGTTGAGCAGCCGCGTCAGCAGCGGTGAGCAGGGCCCGGCCGGCGGTGGTGCTATCGCTGATGGTGCTGGCGGCCTGGGTGTGCGCCGTCGGCGTCCTGGCATCGCTCAGCCGGCTGTCGTTGCCCTTCACCACCTGCGAGGCGCTGGCGTCGCCAGCAGCGGCCACGTCAAGGGGTGCGGCGGTGCCCAGGCCGCTCACGTCAGCAGCGCCCAGCGTGGCGTTTTTCCACAGCCCATCAGCAGCGCGGCGGAGCACCTGCCCGGCGGTCGGGCTGGTGATCAGGACGTCATGCAGCTCATCCAGTTCCAGGCCGTTGTCGACCTTGACGTAGATGATCCCGCTGGTGCCGCTGCTCTGCTTCACGCAGTAGCCCAGCACGACACCATGGGCCGGCTGTGTCGGCCTGGTGGTAGTCAGTCCGCCCGTCGTCTCGCTCAGCCAGACGATCTGCCCCTCGGTGAGGGTGGCGGTGTTGATGCCGCTCAGTTCACCGACAGCGATCACCCAGCCGGTGGCGTTGTCGGCGATGGCCTCCTGTGCCAGTCCCAGGGTTTGCGCTGCTGTGGCCTCAGCCGAGGCATCAGCTAAGGCCACCGTGATCGTGGTGCCGCTCGATCCGGTCTGGTAGACCGGCTGGCCCTTGGCGATGTTGACTCCGCTGTTGTTGCGGGCCAACTTTCTGACTACCGTCGCTGAATCGACGGTGATTGAATCCAGCTTTAGCTTATCGGCAGCAGATTCGAGCCCTGCATCGGTCGTGGTCGCCAGCGGCAGGGTCACATCGGCGCCGGTGCTACTCGCCAGCACCCGCGTCGCTGCGGTGTAGGTGAGATCGGTGGCGGGGGCCAGCGCCGCAACTGCTTGTGCGGTCGTCTTCCTGTTGGCGCCGCCTTGAAGGACAGGAATAACCTCCGAACCGCCCAGCGGTGTCGAAGCGGAGGTCAGTTCGGAAATCTTTAGGTCAGCCATGAGTATTACGCCTCCAGCAAGAGTAGCCCGCCGTCCTCAAGGAGAAGGTCATCACCTGATTCCAGCAGAAGATTGATGAGGGCGGAAGCCGCCAGGCGCATGAGGGTGAGGTAGGTGAGGGCGCCATCAGTGGTCTGGAGAGCTTCGCGAACTTCGTAAGCATTGCCATCAACGGTGATGGCCGTGCCGTAAAGGAGATTGCCGAACTCTGACGTAAGTACAGTCAGTGTGTATTCGGTTGTAAGTACGGCACCACCTACAATAACCTGACTAGGCGCGTCCAGGATACCTAACCCCGTCTTAGCGCCACTACTTACGGCAACACCGAAGTCGTGGAAGAATAGGCTTAGGTCTTCGACAAACGCCATAGGTTGGTGGCTGATGCGAGGAAGCGGTAAGCGCTTTCAGGGCGCCTACCGCTAGGTGTTAAGCTCTACGTAGTAGGCTTAGCGGTACTTCTTGGTGCCGAAGCCGGTGACGGAGATGATCGAGCTGGCTGTGCCGGTTTCAGTGTGGACGTTGACGCGCACGTAGCGCTTCACGTCGTCCTTGGAGATGACGGCAGAGCCGAGGTAGGCGGCGTTACCGATGTCGGTGAAGGCGCCGCCGGTGATGGCACTGAAGTCACCAGCGGTGGTGGTGTCGCTGTGTTCGAGGCGCACCGAGAAGCCGGCGGAGGCGCCGGCAGCGGTGGCCTGCATCACGAAAACGACATCGCCGTCGTAGCCGAGGAGGTCGATGGCAGAGCCGGCGCCCGTGGCAGTGACGGTCGCGGGAGCAAGGGCAGCGAAGTGCTGCAGCTCCTCATAGTTGCGTTGGTTGAGGGCCATGGATTACACCGAAGTTGATGTGGACGTTGTGCGACGACGTACTGGGGGCTTGACTTGAGGCTCTACGTCGTCCGTTGCAGGCGATGGCTCGACCTGTTCCTCCACCTCAGCCGGCAAGTCCTCCGAGGCACTGACTGGCCTGGCGCGGTTGAGGCCGCAGAGGAGGTTGCCGTCAGCGATGGGGAGGTCAAGCACTTCCCCGTAGGAACGGGGAGTGCCTTGCACCATCACGTCAGAGAGGAGCTGGTAGAGGGGCATCAGGCGTTACCGGAACCGAAGACGAAGGCGGCGGGGTTGCGCAGGCCGAAGTCCACATCTTGGAAGGCCACGATGCGGGTGGTGCCCTTGGTGGAGTTGGTGTAAGGATCGACGGTGATGTCAACGCCCGACCAGAAGCCGAAGATGGCTTGGCTGAAATCGCCGAAGAACACGTTGGAGCCGATCAGCTGGTTGCTGACGCGGGCGCCGTAGCCGTTGACTTCGTTGTTCTCCCAGATCATCATTTCGCTGTTCGTGTTGCGCAGCGTCTGCTTGAGGGCGCCGCGCACGTGGGCGTTGCCCACGTAGAACATTGAAGCGACATCGAGGTTGGCCACAGAGACGGTTGTCTCCATGTTCACGTAGTCGGAGAAGTCGCCGAAGTAGTAGGTGACACCGCCGATGGACTTGTTAGTGTCGGCGACGCTGGTGAGGGTTTCGGTGCCGACGCCGGTGACGTTCTTGATGCCGAGGAGGGCGGAGGAGCCGCCGAGGCCGTACATCGCGGAAGAGTCGATGGCCAGGGCGATGGATTCGGCGAGGTCGGCACGGACCATGGCCTCAACGTCCATCGACTGCTGGATCATCAGCCGGCGGGTGATGTCCACGTAGCCGCCGAGCGACTTGGGGGTCATCGAGAGCTGACCGAGCGTGATGTTGGTTTCGCTGACGGCCACGTCCTCACCAACCCAGTAGGCGGTGGTGCTGCCGGTCTTCTTGGGGATGTCAACGTTACCGACGAGGCCGGTGAGGGTGGTGACGTTAAGGCCGAGGATGGCCGAGCGGTTGCGTACGAGGTCGATGAACGAGCCGGTGAGCAGCTGGGTATCGACGACGTTGCCGCCGAGGGTGGCGGTGCCGGTCGATTGCGGGGCGCGGAGGGAGGGGGTGGCCATCACGTCCCAGGGCATCACGACGCCCTTGGCAGCGCGGCCGAGCTTGGATTCAGCGGCTCTGGAGCACTCCAGCTCGAAGCCGGCGGCCTCGCGGGCGGCCCGGTCGGTGGGGTCGGCCAGATGGCGGATCACGTTCATCAGGCTGTAGCGCTTGACCTCCTGGGGGGTGAGGCCGATGGCGGCGGCACCGTCGTCGTGGACGCGACCGGAGAACTCCTTGCGGCTGCGGCCCAGCTGGGTCAGGACGGCTTCACGGGCCTGGTCGAGGGAGGCGTCATCGTTGATGAGGGTGTCGGCGAAGTCGCTGCCCAGTTGGTGCTGCTCGCACATGGCGCGGATGGTGGAGACGCGCTCACGCTCGGCCTGCCGAGCGGCGTTCTGCACCTCCTGGACGTTGATGGCTTGTTCCATGGAAGGTTGTACGGGGGTGGGGTCAGATCCGCGCTCGGCGGGCTGCTTAGTTTGCAGTGTAGATGGCGCGGGTTCGATTGTTGCTTGCTCAGCCGCCTTTTGCGTAGGCGGTAGGTCGGCAGAGGGCAAGGAAGGCGGTGCAGTATCGCCGTCGTCGCCTTGTGCGCGACCGAGGCCTACGGTTTGATCGGCCGGAACACTTACGCTACTCACTTCGAGTACGTTCCACTTAGTAACGAGCATGTCGCCACTTGCGGCTTCGCGCATGTCGCCAATCTCGTAGGCGAAGGAGACGTTGCGCACGATGCCGGATTCGATGTCACGGCGACGTTTGTACTCTTCGGTGCCTTTCTCGGTTGTGTTGGGGCTCCACTTGGTTTTGACGTAGAGGCGGCGATCGGTGCCGAGCCATGCTTTCTCGGCAACGCCGAGGACCACATCGCGGTTGTGGTTCCAAAGCCAGGCGCCCCCGTCGTTCATGCGAGCCAGGTCCATGGCGTCGGACTCGTGGCTGAGCACCTCGCGGCCCCACCAACGCTCTACCGGCGCTTCAGAGCTGAAGCTGAAGGTGAGGCCGTCGTCACTGCGCTCCTCGACGCGGAGGCCCTGGGGAGCCTCACGCCGAAGCACCTCCTTGCTGATGGCCTTGATGTCGATGGGATTGCTCATGGCTTTGCCTGTAGCGGGCTCGAATTGGATCGGCTTGTAGTCGTGATCGCTGAGCCACGACTTGGCTTCGCTCACTGTAAAGCGTGCAGCGTCGAATCTAAGCGCTTGGAGGCGCACGGGATCGTTGTCCTTAATTCCGTAGATGGCGTCGATGCCGCTACCGAACTCGTTATTGCTGCGGCGGAAGCGGTCGAATTGATCGGGGTCGAGGAGACGCGCAGCGTGTTCGTTCGGGTAAGGGCGTTGCTCTAGGACGGTGTAAGTGATGGACTTGGCTTCGGTGGAATCTTCCTGCTTAGGCGGGGGAAGGGGGTCGATTTTGCGCAGTGTGGAGAACTTGTGACCTACGAGCGTTTCAGTCTCTTGCCAACCGTCGTGTTCGGGTTTGTAGATGCGGATCAGGGCGGCGGGGTCTTCGGCGGAGGCTTCGATGCTGAACGAGCTGTCAGGAACGCCTAGGGTGCCCTCGCGCATAACGTGTTCGATGCGTCCGCGAGCAGTACCGCCGCTTGATTGCCACGACACGTAGTCGCCCTCGCTTAGTGCGTCGGCGGCAGCCCGATAAGTGGAGGAACTACCATCTTCCTGCTTAGCTTGGGCGTTTTTGATTTGCTGTGACCGCTTATCGCTCCACGACTTGCCGGGGTCGCCGCCCCACGCGGCCCAAGCGACGCGACCGGGGGAGGGGTAGCCGGGCTCGCCGGGGCTGAACCCCTCGCCCTGCTTGTCCACCTCATGGCGGGCGAACCACGCACTCATCGTGATTACGGTGTCAGGACTAAGCTCGTTGCCACTAAGGATCTGGGTGGCGCGTGTAGCTGCTACGTCTGTACCGCCGTCGTTACCCTCCTCCTTCCACTTACGGTAACGTTCGGCCTCGGAACGCATAGCGTCCGTGGGCATGAGATCGATGTCGGTGCCGTTTACGTTAGCCATAAGTGGAGTGAAGGAGGGGTATGGATAGCGGTGTTGCTACAGCTTACGGCGAGCGAGTTCGCTTAGGTCTTGGCGCACCTTGAACGGTAAGGGGGAGGGGGGAGGGGGGTCTTCGGCGGAGCGGGCAGGCTGATCGGTAGGTGGCGTGTCGGATGCGGAGCTGTCGGTGCTCGGAGCTACAGCGGTACCACTTATGCCCAAACGCTCCTTAATCTCGTTCTCCTTGCTTATGGTCGTCATCGTGCTTAGGAAGTCGTTGCCGGTGTATTCGGTGATCTGTTCGGCGTGCGTTTGGAGTTGGAGCTGGCGGGCGAGTTCCATGGCCTTCATTTCCTTGGCGGGATCGACCCAGCTCCATGAGCGAGCTTGCCAGTGAGGGGAGGTGTAGCGGTCGGGGCGGGTCCACACGTCGGCGAACATCGGCAGAGGCAGCTCGGTGAGCGCGGCTGCCATAAGCCATTCCTCGAAGACTCGTTGGTGGAGTTGCTGGATGAGGATGGACTGGATTACGCGCCAGTGATCGCGGTCCTCCAGAATGCTTAGGCGACTAGAGGAGTAATTGGTTTCGCTGAAGTCGCGGCTAAGGGTTTCGTAGGAGCAGCCGTAGCCGGCGGCGAAGCGGCGGGAGAGGGTGCGGACGACGGCCTCGTACTGGTTGTCGTCGGGGCCGAAGTTGGGAGGGATGGCGGTTTCGCCGGGGAGGAGGAAGTTGTAGGAGCCGGCTTCGGTGTTCCAGAGGCGTTTGTCGTTGTCGAGGGCGGGCGTGCCGTCGGGGTTGTAGCTGCCGAACTGCTCGGGTTCGGGGGTCTGGATGAAGCCGAGGCTGTTGGCTTGCACACGCTTGCGTGTCCAGTGGGCCTCCTCGTACTTACCGAGATTCCACGTGGTTGTGATTACGCTACTGAACCAAGGGATGCCGCGTGTCTGGCCTACGCGCTCCGGCATGTAGATGTGGATAAAGTCGGCAGCGTCGATAAAGATGTGTTTTTCGGTGCCGTCGATGTAGGTACCAAGTTCAGCGTCGCCCGGATGCTTACGCAAAATCGCGTAGCGAGTTGGCCTGCCCCACTCGTTCTTCTCGACACCCATGCGCCAGTAGTGCTTAGGGCGGTCGCTGAAGCCGGTGTAGTCCTCGTCGATCTGGTCGGCCTCGATTAGTTCGAGGGATAGGGGGACTTTGCTGCGGCCCATTGCTTGGCGGACGATGCGCACGCCGATCTCGCCGGATTCGGGGAGGGCACCGACGGCGGCCATCTCGATGCCGTGGAAGGTGAGGAGGCCGGTGACATCGCAAGAGTCGGCGCGGCACCAGCGGTTCCAGGCGGCGAGGAGGGCGTTGTTGCGGCGTTCGTCCTTCTCTTGGCCGTCAGCGCGGAGGATCTGGGGCTGCAGTTGGATGCCACGGGCGCCGATGACGTTGATCTGGGTGGTGCGCTTGGCCTGGCGGGCGTAGGGGTTGTCGCGGACGAGGGCGCGACTGCGGTTGCGTAGAGTCTTGAGGCTGCCGCGCAACTCAGCGTCAGCGCTTGTATTAGGCGCAATGAAGTCGGTATTGAAGCGCGTCCAACGCGCCGCGTCAAACATGCGCTTCATCTGCGTGGGCTTACCGCGAGCCCACCCACTAAGCAACGTAGAACTTAGGCCTACAATCGCCGAGTCGAGCAGGGGTAGAAGGTCGAGCGGTCCCATAGGTCGGAAGCGATGTAGGCTAAGCTGTGGTGATAAGTTTACGGGCTAAGTTGGATAAGGTAAGTGCGTGAGCGTTGTGCTTAGCGCTTAGGTGAAGCGGACGAATAACTGCCTGCCGTCGCCTTTGCCGTTGGCGATGTTTTGGGCGATGCGTTCGCGGGTGAGGTCGGCCTTGAGGCGGTCGCGCCAGGCGATGAGCTGAGCGAGGTCGGCGCGTTTGACAAGGCGGCCCCCGGTGGGGGTGCCGATGCGGTACTCCTGGGCGCCTCCGACGAGGGTGCGGATGGCCTCCTCGACTGTGGCGAGGTCGATTTCGGCCTGGCTGCGGAGGTCGATCGCGGTGGCGGAGCCGGCGTAGGCGAGGCTGCGGAGCACCTCGAATCCGCCTGTGCGCTGCGTGACCGGCAGACCTGCCGTGCTGCTAACTGCTTGGTAGAACCACTGCCCCGGAGTAAAGTTAGTGGTTACGTTAGCCGGTAAGGTAAAGGACCAGATGCCACCACTCAGGGTGCCGGAGGCGGTGGCGCCGGATGCAGCATTAGTGCGGAAGTAGTAGACGTAGCTGGAGGCGCTTGGGACTAATTCGTCTGTCCAGGTAACAGCGTCTCCTGCGTAGATTTGGGTCGGTAGTGCCATCGCCGGCCGGCATTTCGCCTAAGTCTACGCGCTAGATCATTGAATCGAAGCGGCCGGCCTAGCGACTTAGGACGTTGAAGGCGAGGGAGGTACGGGGAGGGGCGGCGTCGGGGGAGGTGTGGTCGAGGGAGGGGCGAAGTTTGCGCTCCAGCTGGTCCCAAATGGTGCGGCGGTCGTAGAGCTGGTAGAGACGGTGGAGGGAGGCATAGGCGTAGACGAGTTCGTCGAGCGCTTCGTTGGGACTGCCGGATTTCTTGACCCATACGCGCTCAGGGAAGCCGTTTTTATAGCGTAAGACTTGTTTTTCGGCTGTTAGTTCCTCGAAGTAGTCGAGTGGTGTTTTGGAGTGGAAGTGGAGGTAGCCACGGCCGGGCTCGCTGTTCTTGAGGCGGCCGAAGAGGAGGGACTTGATGGCGTCGGAGCCGACAGGGAAGACTTGGGCGCCTTTGCGGAGGGTCTGGCCCTTGTGGTTGAGGTCTACACGCGAAGGCTTACCGATAGGCGGTTTGCCTTTCGTGGACATGCCCTTAATGGCAATGACACCTACGGCGGCGCGATCACGCGCATAGGCGTAAACATCGGCAGTGTGATGGCCACCAGAGTCGATAGCACACACACTTACCCTTAAATCCACACCGTCTTCACTTAGGAAGGGCCGGCTTAGGATTTCGTCGAGTTGTTTCCATACGTCGGGGCGGGAGGGGTCGCCGTAGAGCTTGCTGCGGTCGATGAGCCAGGCTTCCTCGTCGCGGCCCCAGCCCCAGACGCTGAGGCTCAGGCGGTCGTCCTGGCAGTCGCAGCCGATGGTGAGGGCGAGGACAGGGGAGGGGACGATGAGGTGCTCGTAGGTTTCTTTGGCGGCGCGTTCGAGGAGGGAGGAGGCGCCGACCTTCGAGGCGTATTCGTCTTCCCAGACCTCACCTAGGACGGTATTGACGAAGGTTTTGAGTTGCTCGGCGTTTCCCTTGGATTCGAGGAACTCTTCGACGAGGTTTGACCAGGAGGCGTTGGGGGAGTAGGAGTAGGCTGCCCAGATGTGGAAGCTGACGTGCTTGCCGTTGCCGGGCACCTGGGAGCGCCATTCGCCGCGCTCTACCATCCACCGCTTCTTGCTGTGCGGGATAAGCTCGTTACAGCTTTCGCACTTGTACTTAACGGTTGAGGGGTCGTTGTCCGTCCAGGTCATCTGTGCCCAGCGGAGGTACTGCATGTGAGAGCAGTGGGGGCAGGGCACGAAGTAGCGGCGCTGATCGCCTTGGGCGAAGAGGCGCTCGATGCGGCTGAAGTCCTTGACGGTGGGCGTGGAGCCGGCAACGATCTTGCGGTTCCAGTAATACTCGGTGCGGCGGATGCCGAGTTTGATTTGGTCGCCTTCGGTGCCGGCTGAGGGCGGATAGCCGTCAGTTTCGTCGAATAGGACAACGCGACGACTTACACGACGGAATCCACGGGGCGAGTTGGCGCCCACCATGCTTAGTGTGCCGCCTGGGAACTGCTTCTGTAGGATGGTGTTGGCGCCATCTTTCGCCTTAGCGTCGCTTACCAGTCCGACTAAGCATGGGGTGTCGCGCAGCATGGGCGCGATCTCTTCTTTTGAGTAGCCCTGCGCATCTTCGATGGTGGGCTGCACCAGCATTATGGGGCAGGGGTCTTGGTGTATGTGGTATGCGATTACGTGGTTAAGGATTTTGCTGTAACCGACACGCGCCGACTTCATTAACGAGACTTGCTCGATGCGTGGGTCACTTATGGCATCCATGATGCCCTTCTGGTATGGAAGGGTGCGCCAACGCCCGCCTTCAGCGCTACTTTCTACGCTGAGGACGGCATAGGAATCGGCCCATTCGCTAAGTGTTAGGCGGCGCGGTGGCTTGAACGCAGCATAAGCGGATAGGGCAATGCGCTCGATTGCCTGTAAGTCGGTGGTAGATGGTTGTGCTACTGTTGCGGACATGCGCTATACGGCTTAGGCGGCTAGGTCTTCTAGGGTTTCGCGCACTATGTCGTCCAGGATGCCTATGGCGTCGGTGTCGAGGTCAGGAATGCGTTGTTTGGCTTTGGTGGGAATACCGAGTATCTTGGTTCTAGCCAAAGTGATGATTTCGACCCATTTTGACTCAACTTCCTCTGCTCTTACTAGTATTTTCTCTTTTTGCTTGCGTTCCAGCTCAAGTAGTTCGGCCTTCAGATGCTCTGTGCGGGCGCGAGATTCCTCGTAGTCAGGGATGCGTTCGACGGTTTGAGCCAGGGATTCCGGTTGAGGGGGCAGGGGAGGGGCAGATGAGGTGGAGGTGGCCTCGTGAGGGCGAAGACGAGTGCGTTCCACCTGTCCAGCAGGTGGCTTAGGGCCTACTCCGATGCGTTTCTGGGTGTTACGGCCCCACTCATCGCGCATTGTGGTCGAATCTACGAGTTCTCGGCCGTCTCCTGTGCGAACGATGGATAGACGGCCCGTCTTGATAGCGGCGTAGACCGCTTCACGTGTCACGCCTAGTGCGCGTGCTGCGTCTGCCTTCGTAATCAGTCTCATGTAAGCGATTGTAGCGTTCCACCTAGGGGGGCGCTTGTCTTCGTGGTATGATGGCCGGTTTTTCGTTGTTTAGCGGGTAGGGATAGGTGTGTTGTTATAGCTTGCGAAACAACTTTTGATGGTTGTGCCTAGACATAATTTGCGATCCGAACACCCT